GGCTTGCAGTTGGTTAGATTTAGTTGGTAAAGGAGTGATTAAGTGAAATCACAAGATTACTTCATCAAACGTGAGAAAGCTTGGCAAGAACAGCAGATAGCAGATGATAAATCTCGCATGGCTGAAATCAAGAAGCGCATGCAGTATGCACAGGATGCGATACAAAAAGAGATAAATGCGCAATGGGATAGTTTCTCCAACGGTCAAAGAATCACTCGTAGCGAAGCAATGAAGCGTGCTAGTGAGATGGATGTAAAAGCATTTGCTCGCAAGGCTAAGAAGTATGTTAAAGAGAAAGACTTCTCACCAACAGCAAACAAGGAATTGAAGCTATACAACCTAACGATACGTGTCAATCGCTTGGAATTGCTAAAAGCTAACGTCGGTTTAGAACTAATTGCCACGTTCGATGAAATGGATAAATACTTTTCAAGCGAACTCACTTCCGCCGGATTAAAAGAATTGCAACGTCAAGCGGGCATCTTAGAAATGACGATCGCTAAAAGCGGTTATGCCAAATTAGTGGAGCAAGTGATAAACAGTTCGTTTCGAGCGGATGGATTTGCAACCTTTAGCGAACGGCTTTGGATGTACCAAGCAGAGCTGAAAGCAGATTTGGATAAGTTACTTGTTCGAAGTGTGACGATGGGTAGAAACCCTAAACAGTTGGCATCTGAATTAACGAGATTCCTTACTGAAAAAGGTAGAGAGAACACTCGATTCAATACCGAGCGTTTGATGGTCACAGAAACGACTAGAGTGCAGATTGGCATCCAAGAGCGAAGTTATCGGGATGCTGATATTACAAAGTACACATTCATTTCTGAGCCTTCAGCTTGTCGTCTGTGTTTGCCGCTAAATGGTAAAATATTTGATGTTGATGAAATGGAACCGGGAACAAATGCGCCAAACATGCATCCTTTTTGCAGATGTAGCACGGCACCTTATGTTGATCGTGATGCATTTGAGAAGTCGCTTAAAGAAAGAGGGTTATAAAAAATGGAAAAAACTTTAGCAGTATATTTTACAAACGGTGGAGTAGCCTACTTTGAAAATGTAAAAGAATTCGAGGTAAACGAGGTTGGTATTAATTTCAAGTATTCAGGTGTCAGATCTGGAGTGAATCGAGAAGCTCTTTTCCTTAATGTTAATATCGCAGGGTTCGCATTGGAAATTGATGAAGAATCAGAGGAGGGTATAAATGCCGAAACTAAATGAAGTCAGAATTGATATTGATATAGAATTCAAATCGCTTAAGGAACTTAAAGAGTTTCTCAATAAACTTCCAGATGAGGTACTTGACAAAGAGCTTCAAAACGACGGTATTCATGATGGATTGAGATTTTATGAAGATCAAGAAGAACCCATTGTTTATTATTTGTAATTAAGTCGCTAGCCCATTCGCTAACGGCTTTTTATTATGCCTTCTTACTGCTTACAGGCACTAAAGAGAAAGCTGTTCCGACTGACTGGCGTAACTAGTTAAATTATCGGGTAGCGGCGTAACCGTGGAGGAATAATCATGAAGAAAAAACGTTTATTAATGCCTATGAACTTACAATACTTTGCTGAACCAGAAGGTGGTCAAGATACACCGCCGGCGGAACAAACTACACCACCAGATGATAAGCCTAAGGGTGAAGAAACGGGCAAAACATTTTCTCGTGACGAATTAGCAAAAATTGTTGCTGCTGAAACTAAAAAGGCTCGTGCAAGTTGGGAACAAGAAGCAGAAGCGAAGAAAGAAGAAGCTAAGAAATTAGCCAAAATGAACGCGGAAGAAAAGCTTCAACATGAGTTGGAACAAAAAGAAGCCGAAATCGCTGAACTGAAACGTGGGCAGACTTTAAACGAAATGAAGTCAGAAGCTTCTAAAATGCTTTCTGGTGCTGGCTTGCCACAAGATGATGAATTGCTAGGCTTGATTGTTTCAGACGATGCAGAAGCTACTAAAAAGGCTGTTGCAGTTATTACTAATTTTGCATCTCAGATCAAGAAAGAAAATGCTCGTCAATCTACGCCGGGGGAAGGCGGACAGTTTTCTGCTGATAAGAACACTAAACAAACTGTGGCTGAATTGGCTGCGAAAAACAGAATCATTAAATAGGAGGAAATACTAAATGAAAAATAAACGATTAATGAATATGAATTTGCAATACTTTGCTCAGACTTGGAACCCAGATAACGTAACAGTATACGAAACTAAAGAGGGTAAGATTCCTGATAAATACAATACGTTGATTATCAATGACATCATGGAAAACTCTAAAGTAATGCAATTGGCGAAATACGAAGAAATGACAGACAAGGAAAAGAAATTTGAATACTTTGCTGAAGGTCCAGGCGCATACTGGGTTGGTGAAGGTGAAAAGATCAAAACATCTAAACCAAAATGGTTGCAAGCAACTATGGTCGCTAAAAAACTCGGTGTTATTATTCCTGTTTCTCGGGAATACTTGCACTACAAAATGTCAGAATTTTTCACTGTCATGCAACCTAAGATTGCAGAAGCATTCTACAAAAAATTTGATGCTGCTGCGTTGTTGAATACAGACAATCCGTTTCCACAATCTTTAGAAGAATCTGTAGTAGCAGCGGCTAACGTTATTAATGGCCCTTTAACTTATGACAACATTTTGGCATTAGAAGATGCGCTCGGCGAAAACGAATTTGAACCAAATGCATTCATCTCAAATCGTAAAAACCGCACGGAATTGCGTTCTGCTGCTCAGACAGTGGGAACGAATGTTGAATTTATCTATGATCGTCCAGCGAATACGATTGACGGATTACCCGTAGTTGACTTGAAAGCATTGGGTAAAGGTGAATTATATGCTGGTGACTTTAACTATATGTTCTATGGCATCCCATTCAACATTTCGTTCAAGATTTCAGAAGATGCGCAATTGTCTACGCTTAAAAACGAAGATGGTACACCTGTAAACTTGTTTGAACAAGAACTGGTTGCGTTGCGTGCAACAATGGATGTCGGCTTTATGATCGTCAAAGATGCTGCATTCGGCAAAATTGAACCTGCTGATACTCCGGAAGGGTAAGGTGATTTAATTGGCACAATATAAAGTGTTGAGAGAATTCAAAGATGTCCACACCAAAGACTTGTACAAAGTTGATAGCACGATTGATATCACGAAAGAACGCGCAGACGAAATCGAAGCAAATTTATCTCGCTTAGGCGGTGGATTTATCGAGCCAGTCAAAACTAAGCTTACTATCGATGATTTAAAAGCCGAATTGGATGAGCTTGGTGTGGATTACAAAGATGCAAAAGTCAAAGTGGATTATGAAAAATTGTTAGAAGCTGCAAAACAAGGTTAGTCATTCGACTAGCCTTTTTATTTTTGAAAGGAGGCAGTCATGAACGAAACCTTAGAAGAAGTGAAGCGGTCTTTAGAAGTCGATAACACGGATTTAGACATTCAGCTTACAGACTTCATCAAGCGAATTTCAAGCCAGTTATGCGTGCGATTAGGGTTCTTAGAAGCCGTTCCTGCGGCTTTGCAATACATTGTCGTTGAATGCACGATTACACGCTTTAATCGTAAAGGGAATGAAGGTATGAGCTCTTACGGTCAAGAAGGCGAATCGATATCGTATGGGAAATTGCTCGATGATTTTGAAGATGATATTGCTGCTTATAACGACAAACAAAACGACACTAGCAAACCTAAAAGTGGCGTGGTGATGTTCAAATGAGATATGACACTAGAGTCACTTTTATAGTTGAAACTGGCGAGTATTATGATCCGAATTTAGGAGAGTATGTAGGTGGATCAACGGATGAAAAGCCCTTGTTTGCCAACGTCACAGATTTAGGTACTGATCGTTCTAAAGTTTTGTTTGGTGATATCAAACAAGGTGCAAAAGTCATTCGCTTACTGCGACCGTACACCAAAAAATGGGATTACGTGCTGATTTACAACAAGCTGACCAAAGAAACGCAGAAATTCGAGATTGTCACCGAGCGGAATCTGCGATTGAAGAATACGTTTATTGTGCAGGAGGTGGTTGCAAATTAGCAAAAGAAATTCATTTCATATTAACGGAATGGCTGGCTTATCAAAAAAATTGAAGGCTAACGCTTCGTTAGATGACGTAAAGAGAATTGTTAAGGTCAACACTGCAGAACTGACGGAAAATATGCAACGACAGAGTCAAGTGGTACTAACTGGTCACTGGGAAGGTAAGAAATTTGTCAAACCTACAGGTTATACAAAGCGGAGCATAACCATGAAATTGAGCAATGGCGGACTTAGCGGACATACCGGGCCAAAATCAGAATATGCACCTTATTTAGTCAAGGGTACAAGGTTTATGGCTAAACGTGATTTCTTTTTGCCACCGTTAAGGATGCAAAAAGCAAAGTTTAAATCTGATTTAGAAAGGCTGGTGAAGTAGTGAAAACAAGAGACCAATCGATATCAGATGAAATTTATAAATTATCTACAGCTTTGGGATTTTCAACTTTTGATTATAAACCATTAAATGATGTCGGATATCCTTTCGTTGAAATAGAAGATACTCAATCGATACACGTTACAAACAAGACTAACGTTTTAGGAAGTGTGACTGTTGATTTGTCAGTATGGGGCTTGCAAAAGAAAAGAAAGCAAGTATCAGAAATGGCATCTAAGATTTTTGAGCAAGCTTTGAACATAAAAAATACAGATAATTACTCTTGGGCATTGGATATCAATTCAAGCGGTATCCAATTAATGGACGATACATCCACGAACACACCGCTCAAACGAGCAATAGTAACATTAGAATTCAGATTAATAGGAGGAATTTAAATGCCATTAAAAAAAGGTATTGACGTAATCTTGCTTTATAGAAATTTGAAAATGCAGTCAGAAGAAAACGCAAAAACTGTAACTTACCAGACTGAGCATACTTTCGGAATGTCTCGCAGTTCAGATGCTACCGAAACAAAAGATGGAACGGTTCAGACAGTGGGAGCTATTGAGTATGACTTCAGCTCAACTGCTCTTTATGAACGTGGTAGCGCCACGTTAAAAATGTTGTATGAAGCATTTATGAAAAACGAAACAGTGGAAGTGTGGATTATCGATAAGTTGGATCCACAAGAAGGCGACACTGGTAAATTTGCGGCTAAGTACATGCAAGTATTCATTTCTAACTATGAAGAAACTGCATCTTCTGAAGACGATGTTGAGGTTTCTTTAGAGTACGCAGTACAAATGCTTCATCAAGACGGCTATGCAACATTAACCGACGAGCAACAAAATGCAGTTCAATATGCTTTCGTAGATACAACAAAACAAACACCAGAAGGCTAAGCACTCTTAATTGAGTGCTTTTATTTTTAGGAGGATGAATAAATGGAACTGACGATTAACGACAAAGAGTATAGCTTTATTTTTGGATTTGGGTTTATCCGTGAAATGAACCGAAGATATTCCGTTGTAGAGCAAGGGATGACAATGAAGCTTGGACTAGATTCCACGCTAGTGAATTTCTTTAACGAAGACATTGAAACTTTGATTGAAATGCTAAAAGTAGCAAATGCAACAGAAAATCCTCGTGTTGCAGAAAAAGATTTAATCAAATTAGTTGATGAAATCGGATCAGAAAAGCTTTTTGACTTGGTATTAGAAGAGTTAAAAAAGTCGGAATTTACAAAGAAAAAAACAATGACAATCGAAACAAGAATCAACAGCAGCAAGTAGAAGAAGATTTTTATTCTGCAGTCCAAATAAATTGTTTGCGATATCTTGGAATAGTTGATTTTTCAGATATTGATCGAATGACGATGACGGAATACGAAACAAGGCTTATTGCGTATCGTCTCAAAAGGTTAGATGAACAAGAAATTATACATTATCAAGCTTGGGCGAACAAACAAGTTAAAGCTACCAAAAAGCGCGGGAAATACGAAGTTCCTTTATTTGATACTTTTGAAAAATTCTTTAATAAAGAAAAATTAGAAAATGAAATCTTAGGCAAGAAAAAGGATGCGCCTAGATTTGTAAACTCCTGAGGAAAGGAGGAAAAACATGGAATCATATAGCCTTGAAGCTATACTTTCGGCGGTTGATAAGAATTTTACATCTACAATGAAGAATGCTGATAGCACTATGAACAACCTAGATAACAGCACCCAAAAAGCGAATACTTCTATCCTCGATATCGCCAAAGGTATCGGGGTTTTTAAATTAGTAGATTCTGCTATCGGATTAGTTACGAGCTCAATGGATGGCGCTATCGATCGTTTCGATACATTAAACAAATACCCGGTCGTCATGGAAGCGCTGGGCTACTCAACCCAAGAAGTAGACGATTCAATGAACAAGCTTACAAACGGAATAGATGGATTGCCAACAAGTTTAGATGAAATCGTATCTAGCGCTCAGCAGTTAGCTATTTCAACGGGTGATTTGCAAAAAGGAACAGACACGGCAGTAGCCTTAAACAATGCTTTCTTGGCCAGTGGCGCTTCTGCGTCTGATGCAAGTCGAGGGGCGCAACAATACCAACAAATGCTCTCAAAAGGCGAAGTTGATCTTCAGTCTTGGCGCTCTTTGCTTGAAACAATGCCCATTGCAATGGATAAGGTATCAAAGTCCTTTAGTGATCAAGGTGTAAACTCAGCGAATGACTTATATGATGCGCTAAAAGAAGGTGATATAACCTTTGATGATTTTAACGGCCGATTGATTGAACTGAACGAAGGTGTTGGCGGATTTGCTGAATTGGCAAAGAAAAATTCATCAGGAATAAAGACATCCTTTCAAAATATCAAGACGGCAGTTGTAAAAGGTTTGGCGAATGTAATACAGGCAGTTGACGACGGAATGCAGAATGCGGGATTTGGCTCTATAGCAGAAAACTTGGATAAGGTTAAAGATGCAGTCAACTCTGCTTTTAAAGCTCTAAACGATAATTTGCCAACAATTATCGAGAAGGTCGGAAATGCCTTTAAATTCTTATCCGATAACTCTGAGTGGCTAATACCGTTACTTTCTGGGGTAGCTGGTGCATTACTAGCAGTTTCAGCGGTTAATTCGGCTACCAAAACAATAACTAATATTGCTAAAGCGGTAGGTTCTGTATCGAAGGCGATGTCTTTCTTGATGAGTCCAACTGGGCTTATAATCATCGGTATCGGGCTACTGATAGCTGCGGGTGTAGTTCTTTATAAAAACTGGGATACGATTAGCGAATACGCTAAAAACATTTGGGGCGGGATCTCCTCATTTTTCAAGGACACCTTTGATAATATAAAAAATTGGTTTTCAGATTTGTGGGAAGGTACAAAAGAAAAAGTAGCAACAGCTGCTGATGGTGTTAAACAAGCGTGGACGGACACCAAGCAATGGTTTGCAGACCTTTGGCAAGGTATCGCAGATGCCACTTCTAAAGCTTGGAACGCAATAAAAGAAGCGCCGGGTAAAGCAGCCGATTGGATAATGAACAAGTGGAACGACGCGAAAAAGTTTTTTGCGGATATATGGAGCAGTATTAAAAAAGCTGCTTCCGATGCATGGGATGGTGTAGTAAATGTTATTTCTCCATACGTCGAAACGATAATTGGACTGTTCGAACCGCTTATAACTTTCTTCTCAAATTTATGGTCTCAAATCGGGGAAATAGCAGGTGCAGCATGGGAAGTCATAAAGACGATTGTCATGGGGCCTATTTTGTTACTCATTGATTTGGTGCTGGGTAATTTTGAGCAGCTAAAAACCGACGCAGCCACATTGTGGACAACACTAACCGAAAACATACAAATTATCATATCAACGTTTATAGATATCGTTGTTGGCTACTATATGGCATTGAAAGATACAGTAATAAATATTTGGACAGCCATTTCCACCACGATTCAGAATTTATGGACATCTTTTACTACATGGATTTCCGAAACAACTAAAGCGATAGTGGATGGGGTTGTACAAGCGTGGCAAGATTTTAGACAATCAGTGATTGATTTGTTTAATGCAACAGTCCAAGGAGCAAAAGATACTTGGCAAGCGTTCAAAGAGTGGTTTAAAAATCTTGTTGATACGACTGTTCAAAATGCCAAACAAACATGGGAGAACTTTAAACAATCAACTATTGATATTTTTAATTCTCTTGTTGAAGGTGCAAAGCAAACGTGGGAAGACTTGAAGCAAGGTACGATTGATATTTTCAACGGACTTGTCGATGGTGCAAAACAAGCTTGGGATAACTTGGTCGAAAGCGTAACAGGTTTAATTGATGATGTAACAGGTTGGTTTAATAAATTGAAAGATATCAACCTTCTTGATATTGGTAAAGCTATTATGGACGGCTTCTTGAAAGGTTTGAAAGAAAAATATGAGGGTGTGAAGGACTTCATTGGTGGTATTGGCGATTGGATCCGTGATCACAAAGGGCCAATCAGAGTCGATAGAAAACTACTGATTCCTGCAGGTAATGCCATCATGGAAGGACTGAACAATGGATTAGACAATGGATTTGGTGCCGTTCAAGATAATGTATCTTCAATGGGCGATAGATTGTCCACTAACTTCGATATCGGCTCTCAGTTGACAAGTATCAATAGTCAGATTCAAACGCAAGTCCAGCATGAAGTAAGTTATGGATCAAACAGCAAACCAGCATTGTTTAACATCCGGTTAGGCAATCAATCGTTCCAAGCGTTTGTTGAGGATATCAACGAAGCACAAGGCAACGGAATTAATGTAAATATGCAATTTTAGGAGGTAGGAAATGGAAAACCAAATGTATCCGTTTATGGACACTTTTAAAAATGAGCGATACATAGAGGAATACACTCCTACTTCCGCTATGTATTACAATGGAATACTTTTAGAGAAGGTTATCGAAGGTTATCAAACATTGTCGGTGGAAGGCAGAGAAATGATATCTGTGGGCATTGAATCAGAATCAATTCAAGTCGGCAGTATTATCACCAATCAAACTTTGCCTTCTCGCACTTTGACAGTGAAATACAAACTTGAAGACAAGGATCCAGAGAATCTTCAAAAGAAATTTGATTTATTGATGTGGTACTTATACAAAACGAAGGATGTAACTGTTCAATTCAATGACGAACTAGATTATACGTACCATGGACGATTCTCTTCAGCAAGCAGCGTCGCTGGGGATACAAATAGAATCGTATCAAGTTTTGATATCTATTGTGCTGACCCTAGAAAGTATTCTAAGCAGTATAATTCGCCTGGCAAGATAGCAACTTACATTCCTTATCCAATCATTCCAGATATCGTCAGAGTTACCCTAAGCGCACCAACAAGCGTCAAGGTGACCAATGGTAGCTTATCCATGTCAATCACCGGTGCAAGCATCAAAGCTGGTGATGTGGTTGAGTTTCGTAACAAAGACGGTGAGGTCTATGTCAATGGTGTAAACAAAACTGCGATTCTTGATTGGGCTGGCGGTCAACTTGAAGAGTTTACTCTCAAAAAAGGTGACGAAGTCAAAACAAATAATGGGAAAGTTGAAGTCCTTTATCGGGTGGTGATGCTATGAGCGAAAGTGTTTATTTCTTAAATGACAAACAAGCGTTAATCAAAGTCGTACATGAAGACAAAATAATCGAATACATCCAAACGAAAGAAATTACTGCTGACAAAAGCGAATTGATGAATGATACTTTATCAGTAAGTGTTTTGGATGATAAAAAAATCAGAGATTCTTCTTTCATAGCTGTACGGGAAGAAGACAAGTCGTTCTCAATGTACAAAATAACTGCTGACAGCGACCCTAGAGGGCGTTTGTCGTTCACTGGGGTAAGTTTCGCGGTGGATGAATTAAATGCCTTTGTAGTGAGCGATATTCGCCCACAGAACAAGGGTATGAAGCAAGTAGCAGAGCAAATTATTGCTTTTACGAACAACGAATGGCGAGTTGGTTATGTAGACCCAACTTTGCCAGCTTTGTCTGGTTCGTTCTACTACGTGAGTGTTAAAGATGCATTGAAGCAACTGCAAACATTCGGCTGCGAGATTCTTTTTAAATGCACAATAACTGGCAATAAAATCACTGATAAGTGGATTGAGATTTATAAGCAAATTGGTGTAGTGAGTAATAAGCGCTTTGTTTACGGATCGAACGCCTTAGAAGTTGTCCGTCAGCGCGATCGCTCTCAACTCTACACGTCTATTATCGGACGTGGCAAAGGGGAGGAAGTCGGGGATGGCTATGGCAGACGTATTGAGTTCACGGGCATCGAGTGGAAGAAGTCAAACGGCGATCCTTTAGATAAGCCGAAAGGTCAAAATTGGCTTGAATATCCAGAAATGACTGCTCTTTACGGAATGCCTACGAAAAGTGGAACAAAGCGTAAAAGAGAAACTGTGTTGATCCTCGAAGACATCGAAGACGCCAAAGAATTATTACGAGCGACTTACGAAAATCTAGTTGAATACTCTCGCCCATTGATTCAGTTTAAGACTACTGTTTTAGGTGCTGATTCAATCGGTAATACCGTTCCGATACATAGAGCGGACAAAGGTTATCACTATAAGACAAGAGTCTTTAGCGTGAAGCTAGACCGTATTACAGGCAAGGCAGAAGCTGGTTTGGGTGATAATCTGAACACATCAAGCACAAGACAAGCTGCAAGCGTGCAAAACAGCGTAACCAACCTAGCCGAAACCAAAATGACATTTTATGATTCAACCGAAATCAGCAAATGGCAATCAGATATCATACGTGGCGCTCATGGCGGTGCGGTTATTTTGATGTCGCCATCTGATTATCCAGCCAATCATCCGCAACGAGGAGAGAGCAGACAGCCTTTTCAAATGGTGTGGATGGATGGTGATTCTATTCAAACGTCAAGTCATTTCTTAGTTGCTAACTCTGACGGCATAGGTTTTATTGACGGCGATTTCTACACGAGTGAGTTTAAGACTGCGTGGACGATCGACGGTAAGTTTAATGCTGACTTTATTCAAGCCGGAACAATAATGGCGGAAATTTTCGAAACGTCATTCAATAAATTGGGCGATATGCTCAAATTGGTATCTGGTGCTTTAGTTGTTGAAAATGATGGTAAAAAAATCATGGAATTAACTAAGCGTGGTATGGAGTTTTGGAGTGGCTCAAGAAGTGTGGGAACCATAGGTACTGCAGGTAATCCTTTTCCACAATTGGTGGTGGCTATCGATGATGATGGAAATCCGATAATGGCTGATATGGACGGGAAAGCTTTGCAAATTGTTTCGGACAGTGGCGGAGAGTATATCTTGCTATCCACATCAGAAGGCAAAGGCATAGTGTTAGGTAAAGACAAAGGAATGTATTTCATAGATTCTGATATACGTTTTGTAGGGAACATGACACTGTCCGGCAACTTTGATATTCGTGGAGAATTAAAGTTAAACGGTCAACAAGTCTATCCCGGCGGTTCTGGCGGTGGCGTGGGTCCAAGTGGATCAACATATGACCCAATCAACATTGGTAGCAATATTACAGGCAATGCGAATATTGTTGCGTGGTTAGAAAAGTACACCAAACTGTACGGGATATTTGACTATATCGGTTTGGCTTATGCATTAATCATGGTTGAAAACCCTAGCACAGATGGTACGGATGATATCATGCAGTCTTCGGAATCTGCTGGTTTAGCACCAAATACTTTGAGTGGTGAAGCTTCTGTAAAACAAGGTTGCAAACACTTAGCCGAACAAATTAAAAACGGCCAAGATCAAAATGTTGACATCTGGGGTGTAATGCAAGGTTACAACTTCGGTAGTGCCTATATCCCTTGGCTCTCAAACAGAGGTGGAGTAAATACCACTGATTTGGCTGAGGTTTATTCAAGAACCGTCGTTGCGCCTTCACTAGGAAATACAACTGGTGCAAGATATTCATATGTGAACGCTGTATCTCAAGCAGACGGCAGAACGTATCTGTATGTAAATGGTGGTAACTTTCATTATGCTGCGATGATCCGACAATATGTGAAAGTGAACGAAAGTTCGGGATATGTAATCCCGATTAGTAAGCCTGTTACAGTGACTAGCGAGTTCGGTTATAGATATCATCCAATTACTGGATCGTACGAGCTGCATAACGGAATTGATTTAGTAAACGGAAATGCTACTACGCCGATTTATGCATCTGCTGCTGGGGAAGTGGTTATAGCTGGAAGCTACCCCGATTGGTATGGAAACTATGTTGTCATTAAGCACTCTGACGGACTTTACACAGGGTATGCACATCAAAGTCAACTGAGAGTTTCTGTAGGTGATACAGTCAATCAGGGGCAGCAAATCGGTAATATGGGAACAACCGGTCCAAGTACTGGACCGCATTTACACTTCCAATTTTTTAAAAATGGACCTTGGCCATCCAACAGTGATTTTGTAAATCCAAGAGAACACATAAATTTTTAGGAGTGATGGATTTGGAACTAGATCAATTTAGAGATGTGGATTTAGTGATTGATAGAGCGAATGATAGCTTTGTGCAGAAGCAATTTGTTTCTCAAGGGGACTACAAAGGGCGGAGTTTGACTGTCCAAGTGACAAATAATGGTTCAGTTGGCGAAGTGCCGGGTTTAACCTTAAATTTACGTTGGCACAATGAAGCCAGCGGGCTTACTGATTTATCAGCTTTTTCTGTAATCGATGCGAAAAATAGTATATTTAGAATTGAATATCCGCAAAACATGTTGACTCCGGGCAAAGTTTTCGCTAGTATTCAAATTTTGCAAAATGGGAAAACGACCCAGCTAAAAGAGTTTGAATTGACGGTGCAACGACTAGCGGGTGAAGCTGTTGGGATTGTTGAAAAAGCAGAGTTTAGTGCGTTGGTGGCAGTGTTGGCTGATTCTAATAAATTTAGGTCGGATATTGATTCATTAGATACAATTAAAGCGGATAAAACAGCTTTGGTACTAACTGATTCTAAAGTTGCTGAATTAGACTCTGTAAAAGCAGACAAAGCAGCCTTATCGCAAACAAATAACAATTTAGATATTGGATTAGGTAAAAAAGTTGATAAGAGCGGAAATGAACAAATTGGATTGGCTAATTTGAAACAGGAAGTCAAAGAAGCGATGACAGGAGGCAGCGTGGCTGTCGTAGGATCTAATAGCGTTAACACCACTAATGTTGTAGACGGGGCTATTTCTACCCCAAAAGTAACTAGATTAGTCCAAACCGGAAAGTTTATTTCTTCCCAATTAATATATGTAGATTTCGAAAGCGGGAGCATAAGTTTTCCTGAAGGTAATTTGATTTCTGGCAAATATAGACAGGTAATGAGCGCACAAGATATTAGCAA